AACAATAACAACAGCTAAATTAGTTGATGCTGCTGTTACTAATCCAAAATTACAAAATGACAGTCTTACTGTAAATGGCACATCAATTGATTTAGGTGCATCAGAAACAATTACAGCAGGTAAAATATTACAAATAGTGCAAACGACTAAAACAGATACATTTTCAACAACTTCTCCAGCAGAAACAGCTTTTGTCGATACTGGATTGTCAGTAGCAATAACACCATCAGCAACAAGTAGTAAAATACTAATTCTTTGGAATGTAATGACTGGCTCAAGTGCTGCTAATGTCAATTATATAAGATTATTACGAGATTCTACTGCTATTGCATTAGGTGATACATCAAGCACTAGGGTAAGAGTTACACAAGCACAAGGTGGCAATTATCCTACTTACAAATCTGATAATGTAGCTGGACAATTTTTAGATACACCATCAAGCACAAGTGCTTTGACATATAAAATAGCTTTAGCAAGTAATGGGACAGCAACTTCGTATATAAACAGAAATCAAAGAGACCATACAAGCACAAACGATGAAGATGCAAGGGGTATTTCAACAATAACAGCAATGGAGATAGCAGGATAATGGCAATACAGGGTGGTAGAGAAATAACATCAGCACAACAAATAAGTGATGGAATTATAACTAATGCTAAATTAGTAACTCCAGGAAAAATATTACAAGTTATTAATGCAGTAAATACCACACAGTCAACTCACAGTAGTGCAACAGCAGCAGACTTGTTAACTGCTGCAATAACTCCAAGCTCAACATCAAGTAAGATTTATGTTCAAGCTGTTATACCTTTTACAAATGCTTCAGATGGTGATGCTTCATTTCATGTTGAAAGAGATTCTACTAGATTGCCAAGTGCTGGAATTACATCTGCTCTTATCAATACAGGTGGCTCTACTAATAATAATGCAATGATGTCTATGACTGCAACATATATAGATAGCCCATCTAGCACATCTGAATTGACTTATAAATTAAAAGTAGTTACAGCTAATGCAACAATGTATATTAATCGTAGAGGTTTAAATACAGGTTTTACAGGTGCAACAACTTTAACATTAATGGAGATAGCTTCATAAAAGGAGATAAATTATGACAGATATAATATCAGCAATTTTAGCTTTAGATCCAAATGCACAAGTAAGTGTAAATGGAGAAAGTTTGGATGGTATTACATGGCATGATGGTAATCCAAATAATATTACAAATGACCAGATAACTGCAAAACAAGCAGAGCTTCAAGCAGATTATGATGCAAAGCAATATCAAAGAGATAGAGCAAAAGCATATAAACCACTTGAAGATCAACTTGATATGCAGTATCACGATAATGTTGATGGTACAACAACTTGGAAAGACCACATTGCTGAGGTAAAATCTACATATCCTAAACCGAGTTAAGTATGAGTAAAGTTATTATTTATAATCAAGAAAACGGAATCATGGCAGTATGTGTACCAGCAGAAAACTGTGGACTAACAGTTCAAGAAATAGCTGCAAAAGATTGTCCAGAAGGTGCAAGAATTATAGAAAATACAGACCTTGATTCGCTTGATAATGAATTTAGAAATGCTTGGTCTTGTGATGCAGACATGAATCCAACAATAGATATGGAAAAAGCCCGAGATGTCTGGAGAGATAAAATAAGAATAGCTAGAAAACCAAAACTTGAAGAACTCGATATTCAATATATGAGAGCACAAGAAGCAGGAGAAGATACTTCTGCAATAGTAGAAACTAAAAATAAATTAAGAGATTTTCCTGCTAAACCAGAAATTACTTCAGCTACAACAGTTGAAGAATTGAAAGTTATATGGGATAATGATTTAGGAGATAAGTAATGGCACAAACAGTAGTAGCAACAGGAGCACAAGCAATAAGTGGAACAACAACAGTTTTTTCAACTGCTGTTGGTGGAATTTATTCTGCTTTAATAGATTTAACTCCAATGGTATCAGGGGCTAATTTAAATATAAATGTAAAAAATTGCACAATTGTTGCATCTGGTCATATAACAGTAACCCAAGACAATTTCTCTGGTGCTCAAACTGAGCCAATGTTCTTTCAACCACCAATGCATACAAACAAAGGTTTTAGCATAACTGTGGTATTAAGTTCTGGAACTGGACCTACTGTACCTTTTGAAATAACACAATTCTAAATCATAGTATATAATTAAACTATGCTTGGAAGTTTCATTGGTACATATAGAGCTCAATCAACTTATCATTTAATATCAAAAGATAAGAAGGTTAGAACACCAAAAAATAACCATTTATCATTTTATTATCTTGATATAAATGATTTAAATCCAAAAACACCAAAGAGCAGAACACCAGGTTTAGAAGAATATTCCCTTTATTACACAGGTCTGCCAAAAGAACAAAAACCTGTAATTCGAGGTTATTGGCATAAAAACCCTTATATTAATTATCAGCTTTTACAAACTGGATTAGAGATAGATGGGGTTGATTTTGAAACTACAGTTGGTAGTTTTACACTTGCAACATCTTTTGAAGGTCTAAGTCCAACAGGTGTAGACTTTGAAACTTCAGTTGGCTCATTCTCATTATTCTTAACAACATCTGAAGATATTGTGTTAACAGGTGTTGATTTTGAAACAGTAGTCGGAACACCATCAATTGGTCGTGGTTTATTAGCAGATGGAGTAGATCTAGAAACAGAAATTGGCTCTATGATAGTAGGAACTATTGTAGAAAGTAAATGTAGATTAGGACACGAATTAACACCATTCTTCTTAAATGAGCAACAATCAACAAATCCTCGTTCAATAGTAAAACAATTTACATTTAACAATTCAGTATTTAGTGATAGAGTTGTAAAATATCCACAGGTAAAAAGAGCTTATGCTGATGTTGTTGGTAAACCATTTACTATCACACTTGAAAATGCCTCTAAACTTATGAATGACTTAGTAGAAAACAGAACCAATTTTAGAAGCGAAGGAGAGATTGCTTTTGGATATCAATACAATCCTTCTTTTGTAGACTTTGGATGTATAGGCAAAGGATTTTTAATAAATGCTGATTATAATGATTCTACTGTAAGATTAAACTTTAAAAATCAAATGGATATATTGTCTCAAGTATTTGTTTCAACTGATACTACATCACAATTAGGTGCTAGTTTTATAAACTCTAATTGGAATCCTGCTGATCTAACATTTGATATTTTAACAACTAATTCTTATGGTGCAGGACTAGACAGCACAACTACTACTTCAAATACAGATATAGATTATCAATCATGGCTTGATTGGAAAAACACATTAGGATCTGAATCAATAGTCGTACAAGGTTTCTTCCCGTATGGAACAAATTATGTTCAAGCATTACAAGGTATAGCAGAAGTGACTGATTCAGCAATTTATGTAGAGGCTAATAACAAAGTTTATTTTAGAAGAAACTTAGTAGGAACAAACAGTTTTAGTGCCGTAGTTTCTGGAAGTGACATAATCTCGTTTGAAGCTAAAGGTGATGCTTATGATATGTGTAATAGATATACTGTTCCAGTATCATTTACTGTTACATCTAATCAAATACAAGGACCAGCATCAACAGTAACTAGAGATAACACAGCATCTATAAACTCTTATGATGTAATTAGAAAACAACCTACATCTAATTTAATTTGGTATGTAGATACTGCTGGTGCAGCAAACTTAGGAGATAGAATTGTATTTAGAAGAAAAGAGCCAGAAGTAGCATTAACTGTTAAAACACCAATCAAATATCTTCAACAACAACTTGGCGATTTAGTTTATGTAAACATAGATGAAGTTGGATTAAGTGACCAACCTTATACACTAATAGCTGAGACTATTGATATAGAAAATAACACACAAACATTGGAGCTGTCTGTCGGACATGGTATTGCAATTTCCAATATTACAGTTTTTGAATTAGATGACCCTGATTTAGGAACTTTAAACAATACTGTGTCTGTGTTAGCATAATCTCATGGCATTTACACCTTTAACATTTCCTTTTGGTTCAAAGTTAACTTCTACACAATTAAACCAAATACAAGGAAACTTTACAGCATTAGCACAGAGACAAGATGGTGCTCCAGAAATGAGAGGTATTTGCAAAAGATTTGTAACTTTTTACAGCTCAGGACAAGCACAAATAATATTTAGTCAAGGAGTAACATCGGTTACATTTACTGGCGACCCAACTCATGCAACATATACAATTAACTGGACTAATAGTTTTCAATCGGCTAACTATTGCACAAATTTTGCAGCAGTATCTAACACAGGATTAATTAACAGAAACTTTAATTTGATGGGTGGACCTAATAAATCAAGCACTGCAATGGATGTTTATGCAAGACTTAGCGATGAAAATAATACTCAGGGTATAAATCCACAACAAATTACAGTAGTGGCTTGGGAGCAAGACTAATGGCTTTTCAAGATTTTACATTTCAGTTTGGTGATACATTAACAGCTTCAGCTATGAGTGCTGTTCAAAGCAATTTTACAGCTTTTGCATTAGGTGAAACTGACTCACCAGGTGTAGCTGCTAGAGCTACTGTGATGGCTCATTTTGACAGCACAGGAAGCCTTTATTGGTCAAAAGGAGTAAGCTCTGTTGTAAAAGGTTCAAATGGTCGATATACAGTAAATTATACAAATACTTTTTCACAAAGCATTGTAAATTCGTTACAATATCAACATTACGGAATACTTGCAAATGCAGAACTTGGTGCATCAGGAGCACAAAATGTTTTTGCAACAATTGTTTACGAACAAAGCTCTAATAGAGCAATCATGTATCATCATGGATTTAATGAAGGGAGCGATAGTGAATTTACACCTGACCAAGTGTTGTTCATTGCATTTGAATAATGGGATTTACAGATTTAGCATTTAGTAGTGGAG